CCAAACTCAGGTCAGCGTAACTTTTGACGCCTACTTACAATAGGTTAGAAAGCCACTACCGCTTAACACTATGGCTACTGTTCTGTCCGGTACGTCCGGCGCTCTTTATTACAAGCCTGCTGGGACCGACAGCACGTTTAAAGCCGCAAACGTCACCAATGCCAGCAACTCAATCAACGTTGGCACTTTTTTGAATTTCAAGGTTGATGACAAGGTTTCGTTTGGAACCGGCACGGGTGGTACTTTGCCCGGCGGTCTATCTGCAAGCACTTCCGTTTTCGTCCGAACTTACGTGGCGGCAACCGGTGCAGCAACTTTTGCTGCGACTGCCGGTGGTTCTGAGCTGGCTCTTTCTAATGACGGCACTGACGGCACCACGCCCTTCACAATCAAGTTCGCTGAATTTCAATCAGTGGGCGACGTGCGTGAATGGAGCTTTGAGGTTACGCGCGAAGAAATTGATGTAACCAGCATTGGTGGAACGCTTGGCCAAAACGCGCCGTTCCGTAGCTTTATCACTGGCTTTGCTGACGGCACTGGTTCCGCCACTGTTTACACCACAGACGACGACACCACAATTGCGAGTCGTTTGATTGAGGATGTACTTCAGCGGAATCAAGTTGGCGCAACTTTCAAGCTCTACACAGACTTGATTTTGACTGGCTCCTCGCCAAACGACACCACAAGCCGGTCGATTGAGTTTGCTGCTGTGTTGACTTCTGCCAGCTACAGCGTCAACCCAGATGATGCTCAAAGCGTGGAGATTGCATTCCGACCTTCTGCAGCCCCAACTTTTGACTTTGCCAAGTCCTAAGTTCAGGCAACAGATTCTGTGGCCCTTGGCTTGTGCCAGGGGCTTTTTTATGTGTAAGCTGTCAACGAACAGAAATTATCTTTTGTGGCAAGTGCTCTTGATCAGCTAAAGAAAGCCGCCAATTTGCAGCCAGTCAAAAAAGTTGTTCCTTTATCTGATGGCTCAGAGTTTGTGTTTTGGCGTTCCCCATTAACAATGGCGGAGCGTGAACGTGCTCAAAAAGGAACTAACGACGATACGAACGCATTTGCGTTGCAGCTTTTGATTCTTAAAGCGCAGGATGAGGAAGGCAAGCGGCTGTTTCAACTAGGCCAAGCAGCAGAACTTAAGAACGATGTTCGGGATGCTGATCTGCAGTCTTTGATGCTTGCCGTAATTGAAGAGGACAGTAAGGAGGTAGCTGACCCAAAAGGTTAAAAGCTGAACTAAAAAAAGATAATTTGTTGCGGCTTCAGCTAGGCGTCGCCAAAGAGCTTGGCTACACCTTGGTCAAGCTCAAGCACGAGGTGACGCTAGAAGAGCTTTTGATTTGGTCCGCTTATTTTGACCTGTTAAACGAAGAGCAACAGGCTGCGATGAATAAAGCGAAGCGTGGGCGCTAAACTCAAAGCAATGAATGGGAAGCTATGGGCGTCGTTTCTCGCGTAGCTGTAGAGCTAACAACAGGGCCTGCGGTTGCTGCTGCTCGCAAGCTGCAGGGCGGCGTTGACCGTTTAAGAGGTGAGCTGGATCGTATTCCTCCTGTCAATAGACGTGTCGCAGCTAGTTTTCGTCTTGCAGGCAAGCAAGGTATAAGCGCATTAAGAGATTTAGAAAGCAATGCAAATCGAGTCGCAAAAAGTATTGGCGGCCTTCGTGGTGTTGTAGGCAAGACTGTAATTGCTTTTGCTGCTTTTAAGGCCGCACAAGCCGGGATTGCTAGAGCCGAATCAGAGCGAAGAATCAAGCTTTTAGGCCAGCGATTTGGAGAAGTTGCGCAGTTGCAAGCTGTAGCAGCTCAGTCTGCTAAAAAATTCAATCTGAGCCAAACAGAGGCCAATCAAGCAATCGCTAATACTTTTGCTCGATTGCGTCCATTAGGTGTATCGCTAGAAGACATTACGTCTACGTTCAATGGCTTTAGAACAGCAGCCGTACTTGGTGGAGCCACTGCGGCCGAAGCATCTGCATCGTTTACGCAGTTGTCCCAGGCACTTGGCTCTGGAGCATTACGTGGCGATGAATTTAGAAGTGTCTCAGAGCAAGCGCCTTTAGTGCTTCAGGCGATTTCTGACGAGACAGGGATTGCTGCGGGCAGCCTTAAAGAATATGCGGCTGAGGGTCTACTCACAAGCGATATTGTTATTAAAGCTTTAAAACGCATTGAATCGGAAGGTGCGGGAAGGCTTGAACAGGCTTTAAGCGGTCCTGCGGCAAAGATTAAAGAGTTTCAAAACGCTTCTGAAGAAGTACAAGTTGCGTTGACTGAAACAGTTATACCTGAACTTTCCAAGTCATTTGTAATCCTTGCAGATATAATCAAGGATCTTAAGCCTGTCATCCAATCTGTTGGTTCTTTTGCGGCAAGCGTTTTAGGCGGAATAAACGAAACTATTCAGAGGATTCGTGATCCAAGCAAGTTAGCTGCAGAGCAGCAAGCTTTTTTTGCAGAAGGTCGCATGAAGGCCGCAATGAAAGGGGGGCAACGTGGGTTGGCAAATCTTCCTGCTGATTACGCAAAACAAGAGGCTGCATTGTTCGCTGCGGCAGGAGCGCCATCTGTCACCCCTTCCGCGCCGATAGGCACTTCTCCAATTAAACCGTTGCCAGGCAAATCAAGCGAGGCAGAAGATTTATTAAGCAAGCAACTAAAATCTGGCGCAGAATTAAGCAAGCAATTCCAGCGGCAAATTGAGTTAAAACAAGCTAGTACCGATTTGTTGCGTGAAGAGCTGCAAATTGAATTTGATAGGCAAGACGCTTTGGCAAATATTGCAGAAACAGCAGAGCTGGGCCAGCAAGCTGACCTCAACGCATTAGCAAATAAAATTGCATTGCTTGAGACTGAAGAAGCAAGAACAGAAAATGCAGAAAAGTTGGCAAAGATTCAAAAGAAAGCAGATAAAGACGCTGCAGATGCTGCAAAACGTCGTCTTGAGACTGATCCTGGCTATCGAATGCAGCAGCAGCTTGAAAAGCTCTTGGATACGCAAAACCAGGCTGCGTTTGCTGCGGAGTCAATGGGCAGTGCGTTTGCTGATGCTTTTGGTGATGTTGTTACTGGTGCCAAGACTGGGCAAGAAGCATTAGCAGACATGTTGAAATCTATTGCCTCTGATTTCTTGGCAATGGCGAAAAAGATTATTGCTCAGCAGTTAGCAATGATTTTGTACGGCACGATCATGAGGGCGCTGGGTATTGGTGGTGGCTTTAACAGCCCTGCCGCTAGCCCTGGAGGCTCTGCCGGTGTCGCGGGCATTGGTGGTGGTGGACTTGGGGACGTATTTGGCAATACCAGTTCGTTCGGAACTTTTGCCGATGGCGGCTTTGTTAACAAGCCAACTAACGCATTAATTGGTGAAGGTGGCGAACCTGAATACGTCGTTCCAGCAAGCAAGATGAATGAAGCCATGGGACGTTACGCCCGTGGTGCTCGTGGCGCTGCTGTTATTCCTGATAGGTCTGGCGGTGATGCAGGTGGCGAAATGGGTGGTGGCGGTGGTTCCATTGACGTGACTTACAGCGTGGAACGGATCAACAACATTAATTACGTCACTGCTGCTGAGTTCGAGAAGGGAATGGCTCAAGCGGCTAAGCGTGGCGCTGAACTGGGCAAGCGTGGTGTCTACAGTGATTTGATCAACAAGCGCAGTGTTCGCAGCAGGGTTGGCGTATGACGATCGAAGCAATCACCACATTTATCCACTTTGAAACCGTTGATGGCACAGACGAGGGCAGATACCAAAACAGCAACACGGCTAGCCCTATAACATTTGAATCAAACTCATATGTGTTCTTACCGTTTATTTATAACGGCGCAACAAAAAGCCTTTCAGGTGACAATCTTGAAAGCACTCTTACTTTTGTCAACAATAAACTAGCTATTGAATTGGCTCACGAAGCTTCGCTTGAATCTTGGTCGGTGCGAGTAGACACTGTTTTGATGAATTCAGACACGTTTACGTTTAAGCGAACACTAACGACTGAATATTGGATTGTGTCTAGCATGGGTTATAACGTTGAAGGAATTCAGCTCGTGTTAAGCACGGCGATTGACGCGGTAACTTCTTCAATCCCTAATAAGGTTTTGCGTTCTCAAGATGTTGGAGCGTTGCCGGTTAGCTCTCGCATCAGTAACGCTTGATTGAGCCGTACCAGTTAATTGGATTTCCTTACAGGCTTGGAGCGATACCTGAAAA